TCAGTTTATCTTGGAAAAGAAAAAGGCACAGTTAAAACTGAAGGTATATACATCAACGCTAAAGCGTTGGAATCAGATGACGGGAACGGATTTTTTGGTCAAATTAATCCACAAAAAATAGAAAATGCTCCTAGTTCACAAGGTCTGTTTTAAATTATTTACAAAAGGCATATGTTTTTAACTATGCCTTATATTAAAAAAATGACACCAGTAAGAAAGTCTATTTTAAAATTACGCAAACTTAAGCAAATAAGACGTAAAAACCTTGAAAAGAATTTTTTAGAAATTCAAATGAAAGGTATGGATCATTATGTTTTTATTAAAGAAAATGGTAAAGCTCAAGTGGTTTATGAAGAAGGTCGCTGGGTTAAAGAACATATAAGAACTGCAATACTAAAATTCAATTATGAAATCGATAAGATCGATAAATTGTTAATTAGAGATTTTACTGATGAAGAACTTAAGGAATACGAAAAAACTTCTTAATTGGATTAGTAGGTTTTCTTTTTTCTTTTCTCATTTGCAGTACTACACGATTAGCTTCTAATTCTATAAGTCTGTTAAGTAATGAAGCCATAAAAATATCTTGATCAAATTTTTTTCTAACCATATGTGTACAGTATCTTTTTACGTTATCTATATCATTTGCTTTCATAATTTCTCTACACTGCATTTCAATTTCTAATTCCATTTCGGGAGGTGCTGGTTCTATATCAATGTTGAGGAATTTAGTAATTTTCATTTCATTGGGAATAATTGTTTTTCTAAAAGTTCAACTGCTCTATCATCCAAAGTATTTGTTGTTTGTTTAGCTATTGTTTTCAATAAATCTACTATCAACCTCTTAACAGCAGTTGTAGTTAAAAAGGTTAATAAGATTGGTTTGAGAATCTTATACATACGATAATTATGTGTTACTTCCCAAACATAGCTAAAATGCTAGTATTAGACAAGATACTCAGCTTTTATGGCAGAACAGGAGAAGAAGAATCCTCTTCAAAAACTGAAGGAGAACATTACAGATAAAGAAGAGCAGTTAGCTTTTATCTCAGTTGTAGTAAGGCTTGTTGTAGTTGGGTGGAGTGGTTTCATAGTTTCCCTTAACTACATTTCTATACCAGGTTACACAAATGAACCTAAAGATATAACTTTTCCTGCAAGTTTACTAACAGGTGCATTAGCGAGTTTTGGTTTAGAAGGTGCTAAAAAAAGAGGTGACGGTACTTTTAAACCAGAAGACAAACCACTAAATAAAAAAGAAGTAGAAGCGTTACTAGCATCACAGTCGGGTGGTTATCAAACTATTAGAATAGAAACACCCATCAAGATTCTTGGTGCGGAAGTTGTTAATAAGAAAGAGGACAAAAAATGAAAAAACTTCTTGCTTTTTTACTTTTAATGTCAGCACCAGCTTATGCTGATATAACTTCAAAATTTACATCGAGCGTAAGTGTAAAAGTTGACGCTGCTATGACACAGGCAACACGAATTGGTGCGTCTTATAGTGCCTCTGGTAGCAATATCGGAACAAGTAATACAAACGATCAGATTGGAGGACTAACTGTAAGCAACAATGTGGTTACACTAGATGCTGGAAATTATTCTATAAATGGTTGCGGAGAAACTCCTGCTAATTGTGCTAGTACATGGTCACTAACAGAATCATTCACCGCGGCAGATACGATTCCATCAAATAACGGAACAGAAAATACAACCATTTCTGCTGGAACAGTCCCTAACTTTGGCAGTGTAATTTCAACTGTAGCTGGAAGTGGAGATGGATTTGCTGGATCTATAACATCAGGTCATGGAATTACAGGATTACATGAGGGAGATTCGGGTTCTACTGTCACAGGACAGTTTGTAACGGAGTTAACTATAAGATGATTTATGAAAAAGCTATTATTATTGCTTTTGCTGTATGCCATACCTGTTAAATCACAGCCTGTTGTTCCGAACTTTACAACGGGTACACTTAGTAGCACCACAAATACAACAACCTCAATCAGTGAGACTATTACTTCTACAGATTATTTTGGTAATTCTTATGAGTACACTGTTACTGGATTGGGAGTCACAACCGATGGATCAGTCTCTCCAAATACAACGGATGTTACAGGGACTATAAACGGAGAGAGTCAGACATGGACAGGACTAGATTTATCGACAGAAAACAAACCAGTATTTACTCTAGCCGATCAAACTTCTGGGAACGCATTTCAATTCACAGAAACTTATCGTGGCCCAGGTGGGGTGTCAAACGTGACAACGATCCAAAGAAATATAGAATCACAAAGCGTAGTCACAAGTACCTCAGTGTTCTCTCAGTAATTCTGCTATCTCCTACGCAGGTTTTAGCTAACGCAGTAAGTCAATCAAATAATGGCTCGGTTACAAATATGGCTGTACAAACTTTGACGGGAAATATGACAACTAATCAGTATGGTGGGAATATTGTATGCCAAGGGCCGACTCTATCTATTAGTCCATTTACTACATTTGGAGCGAATTATCTAAAACCTTATCGAGATTATTATGAAACACCTTTCTACGATCCAACAGATGCTAATGATGATGGTGTGCCAGATAACCCAGGTAATGTACTTTTCAATCAAAAAAATTATTCTGGAACAAATAAAGATAGTTATGCTTTGAATTTTGGAATATCAGCTACGTTTAGTATTCCATTAGATAGAGGTTTTCAGAATCAATGTAAATCTGCTGCTGACACACAGATAAATATTCAAAAACAAGTTCTTGAAAATAAACGATTAGATTGGCAGATCGCAAGAATCCGTGAATGTGGAAAGCTAAAACAAGAGGGCATAATGCTAACTACTGATAGTCCATTCTTTAATATCTGTAAAGATGTTTATTTAGTACCAAAAGCAAATCAAGTTATCCCACATACTCATAAATTAAAGCAGTAGACAAGCACGGGTTGAAACTTGTCTACCTAGACGCCCTATCCATCGCCATGTCGAATAGGGTTCTTTTATTTTACCTTATCTTTCTTCTTTGTAAGTTTCTTTACGATATTTTTTATGGCTGGTTTAATTATATTGAGAATAAGAGGGCTACTCGCAGCCACAAGGCCAATAACAGCAGTAGAAACAATAGTGCTCGGTTCTGGGATGTATTGATCCACAAAAGGAACGTCTTCATATAGAGTTATGCACTCAATTCCATCATCACCTCTTTCATGTCCGATGACACGTTCTAATCTTTTTTCGTTACGAAAGTCTCCTACTCTTTGATCTTTACTACCTGGGCAGGGTTCTATTTTTATAGTTTCCTTTTCTTTTGGAATATCGGGAATCTCAGGTGTTGTAGATTCTGGGATATTAGCATTGTTCACAGGCTTTTCTTTTTTCTGCTCTACAATTTCAATTTTTTTCCTGTCATAATTTATTGGAACGAAAGAGGGTATCTTGCCTTCTGGGCAACTATAAAACGCTCCATTAACATCATCTTCAATAATCTGTGTGTTTTTAACGGAAGCATCTCTATGAGTTTTGACACAACCTGGAAGATCAATATTAGGTAGTGGTACGTTTAAAACAGGATAAGGAGTAGAAATATAGCTATTAATTGTCGGAATCTCTGGAATTATAATCTCAGGTATTTCAATCGTAGGCATCTCGTTTTTTTAGTACTTCTACCTCTGCAAAGCATTTAGGACAAGATAAATTAGTCATCACCGAAAACTCAGGATAGCCACTCATATCCTCTTCGATGTCAATGTCACCACCTATAATTAGCTCTGTATCGCACCAATAACACTTCATTTTTTAAGGAAAGGGATAGATTGACCTGTTTGACTTGGTAAGGAGTTATCTAACATTTTTGGCATAAGTCCTTGTACCTTACCTAAAACTTTATTCATCATCTTTGTTTGGAACTGTTCTGAAGTTACATACTTGTAACCAAAGTACGCTCCACCACTCATGGAAGCTACCATAAGAAAAGAAACTATGCTAAGAATATTAGCAATTTTTTGAAACATGATTAAATTTGCAATTTTAAAAGCACTATCTTTTACAAGTGTGCTTGTATTACTGCTTATTGTAGCCCTATCCCCTCTCTACGTCACTATGGGAATAATGACTAGGCAGATGCAAGAAAAGGTTAATTAATCAGCAGCTTCGGGTGTATTGCCTTCAGCCAACCATAATTTATATTTTTGGTAGTCGGTGTTTGCTTCATCAATAGGAATAGCTGCATTATCAGCAATTCGGATAATAACATCACCCTCAGTTGTAACTTTTGTTATTGAGTTTGTAAATTTTGTAAGTTTATAAGTCATAGTTTTTTAAAGTTCCGCAGATGCAGTAAAACCAGCAGTAAGAGTGTAGCTAGTATTAGTACTTAGACCACTAGCACCAGATATAAGAGAAAAACCATTATTATTTATATTTCCTGCTGATCCCGTAAAATAATTAACTCCATTTTGTGTAAATTTTCCAGCAGTTGCAGTTGCATCATATAACACTATAGTTGGTGTTGCTCTCATAGCAACAGGAAAATTAGCTATACCATATCCTCCTGCACTATTATTTAAGGGAGTACCAAAAAATCCTCCAGCATCACTATTTGGATTACCATTATTACCACCTCTAGTTGTA